TCGGTTGAACATTCCGTTTGGTCAGGTGTTCACGTTCAACTATCTCCGCGTGGTGAACAACCCTCAGCCGGTGACCGGGCACGGTGACGGGTACGGCATCAGCGAAGCGACCGCGCAAACGCTGTACTACTTTGTGACGGACGTTCGGTATCTCGCACCGAACACGACGGAGATTTACGTCCAGCTTGACGTGTGGCAGACGTTCTGCCACGAAATCACGTTCGGCAACTGTTACATCGAGCGTGGGCACATTGGCATTGCCAACGAAAACAACTTTCAGAACAACGGCCGCGACTATCTAACGATCCCTGAGGGTTTCGATATCGGCAATGAGTACGTTGTCCAGAAAACGTATGATTACACGTTTGTTGACAACCGCGACCCGTCCACTGCTAACGCCATTATGGTCATGTCCACCACAAGCCTTTTCGGACCATACGGCACCGTGACGGCACCCGTTCTGACGATGGCGCAAGGTTCCGCATACGGCAACGTGCCCAACGGTTGCGACCTTTACCTATTCGCCAGCATGGCCGATTTCCAGGCATTTATGAAGTTCATGGCTGACAAACCATGGGTGACGCAGGGCATTGTGTCGGTCACCGCTGTGAGCTACGGCGCAACCGTCAACGAACATGTGGTCACAGAGTCGCTGTCATGGACCACAGGCTCACCACCGTTTCTACGGCTCATCAGTGGCCCTAGCGGTCAGGTGAACAACGTCATCGTGTCATCGCTGGACCCTAACGAGAACCTGCGTGACCGGGTGTGGCTGGCGCAGAACTGGCGTGACGGTCTGCTACAGGGTCGTTACGCTAACCTGAAAAAGTTTCTCACCTACCCATACACCGCTGTCGAGCTGACAACCTACTCAGCAACACCACTGGTGCTAAAGCCTGAGTGTATGGTGGGCGACGACATTGTGGTTTTGCAAAAAGCTTTCATGGGTCAACCCAACCCGCGCATTGTGTTCATTCCCTACAAGTACAACGCACTACCCGGTTTCGTGGACGTTGCTGCCGCAGACGGTTCAATCATGAACGACGGTGGCGAAATGTACGACATGATGACCGGCATTTTCGAGCTACCAACATTCTCAGTGGTCAACAACGGCTATTTGTCGTACATGGCGGCCAACAAAAACTCCATCGCTTTTCAACACAGCTCGGCTGACTGGTCGCAACAGCGCGCACTACGCGGGGCGGAGACAGCGCTAGGCAACACCGCCCGTGGGATTGACCTGGGCGTGGACCTTGCCGGGTCCGCGTCGCAGAACATCACAGACAGCGCGAACCTAGCGCGCACTGTAGCGGGACAGCGTGCCCTGCTGGGAGGCGCTAACGCGGTCGCTGGTGGTGCCATGCGTGGCGCGGCTGGTGGTGGCCCTGCTGGCGCTGCTGCTGGTGCCGGGCTGGGCATCCTCAACCAGGCGGCCGACCTTGCCATTGCTCAGAATCAAATTGAGCAGTCTGCTGCTATTGCGTCGGGTCAGGTGAACCGTAACGCGATGCTACAGAAAAACACAGGTATTCAGAACATGGACACGAACTTTGCGTATGCACAGTTTTCCGCGCAAGGTGACTATTCCAACGCCATTGCGGGTATTAACGCGAAAGTGCAAGACGCTCGTTTGATTCAGCCCACGACAGCGGGACAGCTCGGCGGCGATGTGTTTAACCTTGCCATGCTCAAATGGGGTCTGTTCGCCAAAGTAAAGATGTTGCAATACGCGGTCAACGTGGGAATCGGTGAGTTCTGGCTTCGATACGGTTACGCAATCAACCGTTTCGGGCGTATGCCGTCAGATTTTCAGGTGATGGAAAAATTCACCTACTGGAAACTCCGTGAAACCTACATCACGTCCAGCTCTTGCCCTGAGACGTACCGGCAGACCATACGCGGCATCTTTGAGAAGGGTGTTACCGTGTGGGCCAACGCCGCTGATATCGGCAACATTGACATTGCGGACAACGCAGCCAAGACGGGAATCACACTGTGAGCCGACGCAAGCGGGACCACGTTGAGGAGTACCTGTATGGACCGTTTCGCGGCAACGCGCCACGCGACCGACTGGCGTTGTACGAAACCATGTACATGCGAATTCTTACAGAGTTCGCCACCAACCGTTTCAAGTGGACGGGTCTGCCCGAAGAAATAGACCGCCGGTTCCTTGAGTATGAGTTGTTCCGGCACGCTCTCGCGGTGTTCTTTTACGAGGACAAGAATTTTAACCGGTTCTTTGCTTTGCGTGGTTCTGGTGCTGGCGCATGGAACATGTACGACAACCCGACCCGGTTCACGGTCAGCGGTAACAACATGGCAGGGAAGCTGCCCGCGCATATCAACGGTCGTGACTGCGTGCCGATCTGGGCGAACACGATGCGCGTTCCCGATTGGGATTTGGTGCTCCTACAGTCCACAAAGCTCGCCGAAATCGAACGCACCATCGAAATCAACCTTACTGCCATGCGTAAACCATTCCTGTTCGCCGTGAACGACAATGAGCGTTTGACGTTCCAGAATGTGTGGCGTCAGGTTCAGGAGGGCGAGCCGGTCATTTTCGGAACCGACGTTTTTCAGGGCAACAGCATGGATGACAAGATCAAGTTGTTCGATATGAAGATTGACAAAGATTTGGTTATCAACCTCCAGCTTGCGAAAGCAAAAATCTGGAATGAGACGATGACATTCCTCGGAATCAACAACTCAAACCAAGACAAGCGCGAACGTCTCGTGGCCGATGAGGTGGGGGCGAACGACGCGCAAGTCTCAGCCGCTCGCAACTCTGCTATGGGTGCGCGTAAGTATGCGGTGGAGCAGATCAACCGCAAGTACGGCCTCAGTGTTGAGGTCGAGTGGAATGAGGATGAGCTGGTTATGTCGTCCTCTGATGGTCCGATGGATGCTCCTAACCCTGGCGGGTCAACCGCTGACCTTATGTCCGGACGGAGTAAGAACTAATGCCCACATTCACGATTCGGTTGTGCGACCTTATCGACTCGGGTTTTGATATCGGCATGGCAACCGCCACCGATTACCCGATCTTTGACGAGGCTTACCGTGCTGTGCTTAACCAGCGCATCACCGATCATTACGCGCTGTATGAGATCGGGCACGAAACACCGTCAATGTTTAAGTTCGCGCTCAACCGTCGGTTGCGCGAAATTATGAAGTACTACAACCAACTGTATCTGTCCGAGAAAATCGCGTTTGACCCGTTGTCGACGATGGATTACACGGACGACACTACGTCAACCAATGCGGTGAACAGTTCGCAGAATGCGACGAACCACAATACTAACGACACATCATCGCGGGCCAGGGTAGTTAACTCTGAGCTGCCACAGGTTCACCTGTCACCGGACGAGGACTACGCCAGCTCGGGTGCCGACACCGCGTCTGACACCACAGCCACCGGGGACGGTACGTCAACGACCACCGGCACGGACACCGCGAATGGTACGGTGAACCACACCACGCAGGGCAGACAAGGGCCAGCGTCAGCGCTACTTATGTCCTACCGTGCAAGCCTCCTGAACATTGATCTTATGGTCATCAACGACTGCAAGGATTTGTTCATGGGTGTTTGGAACACGAATGATGAATATTCCACGCATGGAAGGATGTACGGCAGTGTCTTTGTCGCCGATGGATACCCTGAGATTTAGTCGCCCCGTAGGAACCACTACACCGTTTACGCAGCGTGACAATGATACGTTTCTGACGATCCTTAAGGGGTTGCAGGACACGCTCAACGACCTTATTACGCAGGTCAACACCAATGATGTGAACAGTCAGAATGACCTGAACACGGCCATTGCCGACCTGACCAACAAGCTCAACCTGTCGTTGATGGACTATGAGGCGTATCTCACTGCGTTGGTGCAGTCCTCGCACGATGAGGGGATCGTGTTCGACCCGACCAACGGCACCCACATTGAAGGTTTTTCGCTGGTCCTGGGTCGCGTGTATGACAACGCTCGTGTGTTCGCGTACTTCGCTAAACAGTATGATCTGCTCAACCTGACTGCTGCCGCGTATGATGCGCTCAACTACTCGGCGCGTCACTTTGACCTGGGTGTGACGTACCCGACTCTCAACGACACACAAGCGTAAAGGAACCGGACTCTTGTCATACACGAACCGCACACCAAACAAGCAGCTGCCACAGTTCGTGGAAGCTGATAAGCCGACATGGTTGGGTGACGTCAACGGCGCATTCTCCGCCATTGACAACGCTTTCACCACCGTGGAAAGCTCACAGGCAACGACCAACGCAACCATTCTCACTTTGCAGAATCAGGTCGCAACGCTGAACTCTCAAATCTTGATTCTCAAGGCCGCCATCATTGCGAACGGAGGAACCGTCAATGGGATCTAGCGCTCAGACCGCCGCACTGCTGCTGCCACAGTTCAGCGACAACGACAAACCCACATGGCGTGGTGACGTTAACGGCGCATTTTCTGCCATTGACGCCGCGCACGTTGGTATCGCTTCCCGCGTGACCACTCTAGAAACTAGGGCAACCGCCGACGAAAACGCATTCAACGGCAACGTGTCCACCTGGGACAAAGCCAACAACCACGATGTTTTCGCGTCCAAGTACCTTGCCGGTGCCGCCAACGACCTTGCAGCACTCAACGCGGCGCGCGATGCTGCCATTGCTCGCAATGGTCGCCTTGTCGTTGACGAAATTGGCCGCGATTGGGTGATTGATGGTTCTCTCACTTTCGACACGCTCACCAATTTCTCTTTCCACATGGAAGGACGAATTAAGCGTCTCGACAATGGTGTTAACGCTGTCTCACTGATCTACATTCACAACTGTGTCGGTTTTCGTGCTGGTGTGATTCGCACCAACGGCAACGCGCCGAACAACCTCGCTGCTGGTCTGCCCGTCAATGAGGCGAAACATGGTGTCCGGATCGACGGTGGCTCGGATATTAAGATTCAGCGCATTCACGCATACAACCCGAGTGGCGACGGTTGTTACATCACTGGTGGTGTCGTCAATGTGTGGATCGGTCACTGTGAGTCAAACAGTGACGCGGCCACCGGGCGAAACACTGTCAGTGTTGTTCAGGCTGACAATGTGGCCATCAACAGCGTTGTTTGTCGTGGCACCGGGTACACCACCATGCCCGGTGGTGTGGACATTGAGCCCAACACTGGACAGACCGTTTCCAACGTGAACATTGGTTCAGTGTGGGTGCAGTCACAGGGGACTGGCGGTTTCACGGTTGTGGGCGCATATACGGGTACGGTGCCTGCTGGTGCCCCG